ACGCGGGGGATAAACAACACACTCAATGATAAATAAGATCAAATAACACGAATTCGAACTTATTTACCAAATGGCTCTAACATACAGAAGTCCAGTTGAGGAAGTGTTGACACTCCTTGAACCCACTGCGCAATCACTAATTGCAAGCACTGCCACCCAATGTTACCAAAATAGCGAGAAAGAAAATTTCGCGTGGTTCAATTTTAGTTTACCAGCTATTGCCAAAGAACATCTTAGCAAGGCAGGTATTTATCTGAGCCCCTATTCTGGTTATCCACATTCACACCCAGTGTGCAAAACCCTTGAAAATTATATATTGTATAAAGTGCTACCAGGTATAATTAATAATACTTTTTATTTTGTGGGAATTAAAGATTTCAAATTAAATTTCCTTAAAAAACGTCACAAAAACCTAGACCTTATTAAGGCTGTTAATAGGTATGTTAGTAGTGCGGATAAGATTCGGTATGGTAATGAGTTTGTAGTCTGTGGTGGGCCTGACTTACGAGCGATGAACAGACATCAAAGCGATCTGGAAAGGCCGACCTTGAGCTCCCTTGTGCCCAATGTCAAGACGGGTTCTAATTTGTTCCTGCACGACGAGTTGCATTATTGGAGCAAAAGCGAGTTGATCGCTTTTCTAGAAATTGTGGAGCCCAAAACAATGCTCGGCACAGTGGTTTACCCGACCGAAATTTTCGCTGGTGCAAGGAGTTCTCTGAATCCGTGGTGTTATGAATTTGAAATAAAGGGGGATAAGTTAATCTTTTACCCGGACGGAGTCAGGGCAGAGGCGTATGAGCAGCCTCTCTATGGCGGTTACCTCTTGCAGGCAAACAAAATTAGACTGCCATCAGGCAAAATCTACTGCGTTGATGTGATTGCAAGCAAGTTTACGCATCATCTGGTAGCAATTACAGCCGGGGATGCGGTAGTACCAACAAATCGCTCATTTGGTCCTTTTGAGGCGGTCTGCAGCGGTGAATTGCAGAAAATTGGATCGGGGAAAACGCGCTTCTACCCCGTATCGCATAGCGTGCTCCTCAGAATTTATAGGTATCTACGCTCCCTGAAGAAGCCTGACATGCAATCCGCCATGGCGAAATTCTCGCAGTTATGTAATGAGCCTAGCGGAGCGGCTATAAGTTTCATGGAAGAATTTAGCCACCTTGTCATCCACACAGGAGGCATTCGCACAGTGCTAGCACCTGAAAGCATCAAGAGCTTCTTCGGGAATCTCAGCTTGGCCCTTCCAGGTCCTTTAGCTGCTAAAATCAATAGCGCTAGGGCTGTCAGCCTGGATCTATTCATCTCAACCCTGAAGCCCTTGAGTGTGGATCTCAAGCTTGTTCAATTGGAAGAATATCTTAGTTTACCCAACTTCGACTTTGATAGTACACTCGTTGAAAATGATGCAGATGTAGTCGAGCAGATGGAATCATGGGCCGGAACGGCGACTTCCAGGGTGAGCCAACCCTATGTTGGAATGGTGGACCTAGTGTACAGGCGGCACAAGTGGGAGTTGGATTTTAACAAGGAGGCTTTCCTCAAGGGGTTTGCGGATTTCTACTATGTGGCTACCACTTGCGCAGGCGGGAAGCCTAGCATGAGCATTTCACAATTCGTGGCTCTAGTGTACCCACATGTAGCGCTACTTGGTCGTGTATGCCTCAGCACATTAGGTGCTTCTGACCTCGAAAGCATTAGCCAGTACTGCGAGTACTTGAAACTGCCAAAGATAGAGTTGGAGGAAGGTCTCACTTGGTTTCTAGCGCACAAGAAATGTAGAAGGCCGACTATGTACTTGGAGAGCAAGAATTGGCATGATTACACTGGCATGCATGAGTCAGAAACTTTCAAACCTGTCAAACCAAGATGGCAGTTCATCCCCTACAATTCTGAGGAAGAACTTTTCAAATCGGAGCTAGAACCGGTGCCTGCACATGAATCGCAAATACCAATGGCGCAAGAACGACCAGCCCCTGAAATGCCCAGTGCCAGTAAATCACGAGCGAATCTTATCGAGTGCAGTTGTGGTACTAGCATTACTGTGTATGATTTACCATTTGCAAGCTTTCATGGTCTAGAATTTGTTGATCAATTATCAACACGCAAAGCTTCATGGTACTCCAAAGAATCGCAACCCTACAAATACAATGGGGGGTGCCATGAATCACTCGGCTGGCCGGAGTGGTTGTCCGCGTGGTGCGATATTAACGAGATCGATGGTAAATACAACTGCTTGCTAGCACAAGAATACCAGCAAGGTGGAAAGATCGGATTCCATTCAGATGATGAGGCAATTTTTGAGACTGGTGAGAGTATCTACACAGTGAATGTTGAAGGTGAAGCGGATTTCGGTTTCAAGTGCAACGGCGAAACGTGGTTCCACCTACAAAAAGCTCAAGGCTTCGAGATGCCCAAAGGGTGGCAAGAGACCCACAAACACGCTGTTAAGCAATGCTCAAAAGGTCGTATCTCTATGACCTTCAGAGTACTGAAGAGAGCATGTAACTCGCCTGAGGCCGCCACCCCAGAGGAACAAGAGCATGATATTGAGAGCGATTCGGGGCATAACCCTCAAGACCATGAAGAGGTCTCATACACTGAGGGCAATGTAAAGATCACCACCAAACCTATGCCCGAAAATCTGAAATTCAATGTGATCCCGAATTCAGGTCGTGGTGACTGCTTTTGGCATGCTCTCTCATATTTCACTGGAGCAACTGTGGAAGCCATGAAGTCAGGTGTGCTCCAAAATAGCTTGATTGCTAAAACAAGTCGGTTGGTCCAGCAATTGGAGCCACACATCTGGGCGGAGGATGAAGCCATCTGTGCAGCATGTACACACTTTAATGTTAATATTACAATACTTGATTTTGGGCAAAAAAGTGTGTTGAGGTATACCGTTGAGGACCCTTTGGATGGTGTGCAAATCAAATTGGAGAACTCACATTTTGAAGCACTACAACCTGTGTCCGCTTGTTCACTTATAGCAATTTCTGAGCTCCTGCAGAGGAGTTTGGTTGAGATCACCAAAGCGGCAATAAGGAATATGGGTGCAGCCTTCGAAGAGGAGTTATTCAAGGGCAAAGGAGTCGATTTGCCCACATTTACAAGGCTTCTACAAATCTTCGGCATACGTGGCTTTCTTGTAAAAGAAAACGAAACCGTGGAAGTCAATGCGGAGGGCACGATCCCTGGTAAATTCAAAATTGAAGGTGATCACATCTCCCTCATTTTGGATAGAGGCAAACCTAGACACAAGCAAACACGGGTGGAACAACCAAACCTTGCAGTGGGCGCTGAACAACTCCTCAAATTTAAAGAAATGTGCTCAGAAACAAAATATACACCGGATCCGCAAAGGGGGATGCTTCTCGCTCAAAGTTTGAAAGAAGGTAGAACGGGAGTACTGTGCTCTGAGTTGTACAATGATGTCGATAGCTTGTATCCTGCAAGCCCCCAGGAGGGTTCAGTAAATCTAATGCTTCTGCTAGGCACTTTTGGAAGTGGGAAGAGCAGGTGTGTGAAAAAGCTCTTGGAACAGATACCAGGGAAGTCTGCTCTTTACGTGTCCCCTAGGAAATCCCTATGTCAGGCCTTCGAGAAAGATTTAAAGGGCATGAGGGACAAAATCGGCAAGGTCGGCACAAAGCATTTTACTTCAGCGACATTCGAAAAAGCCCTCTTGCAAATGGAACATGTGATCCCAGGAACTTTAGTACTGATTGATGAGGTTCAACTGTACCCCCCAGGTTATATTGACCTTTTGCTACTCAAGAGGGGGCATGATCTCAAATTTGTGTTGCTCGGCGATCCATGCCAAAGTGATTACGATTCGGAGAAAGACAGGGTCCTATTCGGCGCCATGAAAGCCGACATAGAGATTATTCTAGATGGGTGCGAGTACAAGTACAACGTTGAGAGCCATAGATTCACCGAGCAGCTCTACTTGAATAGGCTTCCATGCTCCCACAGTGCAGGCTCATTCACCGCGAGTAAAGGTCTCAAATTGAAATTAATCGAAGGCCTTGAGAGTTTAGAATCTTTGACCGATTTGCGAGACGTCTGCTTGGTATCCTCCTTCGAGGAAAAGAAGATTGTGAATGCCTACTTTGGGGCTTCATGTGCATGTTACACCTTCGGCGAAAGCACAGGTATGACTTTCAAAAATGGCTCCGTCTTGATTACCGGTGTGTCAGCCCACACGAATGAGAAAAGGTGGTTAACGGCTTTGAGTCGTTTTAGGAACGGAATAGCTCTAGTTAACGCCACTGGTTCTAGTTGGAATATCCTGGCGAGGTCATATGCAAATCGGGTATTAGGCCGTTTTCTAGACGCACGAGCTGCTATTTCTGACCTGAAAGACATGCTTCCAGGCAAGCCGAAATTTGAGCACGGTTTCTGCATGAACACTTACGGCGCAGACGAGGGCAAACGCGAAGAGAAGTTAGGGGGCGACCCCTGGCTCAAAACAATGGTTAATCTTTTCCAAAGGGAAGATATGGAGGAGATCGAAATGCTCAGAGAAGTTCTAGATGATGAGTGGTGCAAAACCCATCTCCCGCAATGCGAGCTCGAGGGCGTGAGGGCTAGGTGGGTTCACAAAATCCTTGCAAAAGAAAGACGTGAAAAACGTATGGGATATCTAGTGTCCGAGCAATTCACTGACGAACACTCCAAACAGAAGGGAGCACAGTTGACAAATGCCGCCGAGCGCTTCGAGTGCATCTACCCCAGGCATAGGGCCTCCGACACAGTGACTTTCATTATGGCTGTGCGGAAGAGGTTGCGATTCTCTGATCCCATGCGTGAAAATGCAAAATTGATGCAAGCCATGCCTTATGGCCCATACCTGCTCAAAGAATTTTTAAAGCGTATTCCGCTCAAGCCCATGCACAATGTGCGGTTGATGGAAGAGGCTAAATTCGATTTTGAAGAGAAAAAATGCAGCAAGAGTAAAGCTACCATTGAGAATCATAGTAATAGATCTTGCAAGGATTGGCTGATGGATGTGGGCTTGGTCTTCTCCAAATCTCAACTGTGCACGAAGTTCGACAATCGATTCAGGGATGCAAAGGCAGCGCAGACGATTGTGTGCTTTCAACATTCAGTTCTCTGCCGTTTTGCACCTTACATGCGTTACATCGAGAAGAAACTCATGGAGGTACTCCCCAGGCAGTATTATATACACTCTGGTAAGGGTCTGGATGAATTGAACGCATGGGTCAAAGAAGGAAAATTTGAGGGTGTTTGTACTGAGTCGGATTACGAAGCTTTCGATGCGAGTCAGGATCAATATATAGTGGCCTTTGAGGTGAATGTGATGCGGTATCTGGGCATACCTAATGATGTGATCAACGACTACGTGTTCATCAAGACGCACCTGGGTTCGAAATTGGGGAATTTCTCCATTATGAGATTCTCTGGTGAAGCAAGCACCTTTCTGTTTAACACAATGGCCAATATGCTTTTCACATTCCTGAGATATAGCATAAAAGGTAACGAGTACATTTGCTTCGCCGGGGACGATATGTGTGCAAACACCAGGCTGCACATCTCAAAAGAACATGAGAGCTTCTTGGGCAAATTGAAGCTGAAGGCAAAGGTAGACAACACAAATCACCCGACCTTTTGCGGGTGGAACCTCAGCGCTCATGGCATATTCAAGAAGCCACAGTTAGTATTTGAGAGATTGTGCATAGCCAAGGAAACCAACAACCTGGGCAACTGCATAGACAATTATGCCATTGAAGTTTCCTTCGCGTACAAGATGGGAGAATTGGCCATACAACAAATGAATGAGGAAGAGGTGGACGCTTTTTATAACTGTGTGCGTGTGATAATTAAATACAAACACCTCCTCAAGTCTGACGTGGTAAACGTCTTCTCAAGCGGTTTGATGTAGTAGCTTAGGTGAACGCTAGTTTAGATTGTATATGGATGTGTTAGTGAGTGTTTTAGCTAAATATAATTTTGAACGTCTGAGTAGTAATATTAGTCCTCCCATTGTTGTTCATAGCGTTCCAGGTGCGGGCAAATCAAGTTTGATTAGGGAAATAATACAAAAAGACAGTCGTTTCCAAGCGTACACACACGGTGAGGCCGATCCTGTGCATCTTTCAGGCGTCAGAATTCAGAAGTACGCTGAACCTCTATTAGGTGAGTTCATTCTGCTGGACGAATACCTGGGCGGTCCAGTGCCCGACGGTGTGTTCGCTATCTTCGCTGACCCGTTGCAAGGTGGTCCGGGCAGACCACTCAGGGCCCATTTCATTAAAAAGACTTCTCACAGATTTGGCAAAGCCACGGCGCAACTCCTACGAAATTTGGATTTCGAAGTAGAGGCTACGAACGACGACGTCGTGCAGGTTAGCGGGTTGTACGAGACCGACCCTAGGGACACGATTATCTATTGCGAAGCTGAAATTGGGAGTCTTTTGAGGGCACATAACGTTGAAGCTTATTGCGTCAGTGAGATCAGAGGTAAGACATTTGAAAGCGTGACTTTTGTAACAGCAGAGAATTCTCCTAAGGATAGAGCTTTGGTCTTCCAGTGCTTAACTAGGCACCGAAAGTCTTTACTGATCCTATCCCCAGATGCCTCTTACACCTCCCGCTAATTACATTCAGGTGTATCTTTCAGCTGCTATTGGAATCTCACTCGCACTCATCGTGGGACTGGCCACAAGGAACACCCTCCCAATCGTGGGTGATCTTCAACATAACCTGCCCCACGGTGGTCGATATAGAGACGGTACCAAATCTGTTGACTACTTCAAGCCTTGTAAACTCAATTCTGTTGAGGGTGGGACATCCTGGGTCAGCCAGCCTTGGTTACTGGTCATACTCTTGGTTGCAGCAATCATACTGCTTAGTAGAAAACCCAATTACTGCAGCACATGCGGCAGAGTGCATTGAATGTTTGCATAGCACTGCTAAGCTTCCTGGGTATGTATCTGCTAATGCCAAGAGAGAGAAACTCTTGTTCCATCGTGATTTCAGGGGAAGCTATAACTGTATCTGGGTGCGAGCTGACCGCAGAAATTATCCAAGCGATCTCACAATTAAGAGTCCAGAAGTTGGACCTTTAGGTTTACAGGTAAATGATCGTTACATATACATACTTGTCAAGATGCCCCCGAAGGAAGCACCTTCACAAACTGAGGCCCCACCAGCCGCACCACCTCCGCCACCTGTGACGTCGGTCACAACACCTCCACCACGTGAACGAAGGGAGGAAAGAGGGGAGTCAAGCGCAGAACCCGGCGAGGAGCCACAATTGGAATTGAGGTTCCAGAGGCTGATAGAGCTCTTATCAGGGCAGAGGCACAACTCCAATTTGAAGAACATGGCTTTCGAGATAGGTCGGCCTCCATTAGAGCCCACTCCAGAGATGAAACGGAACCCTGCGAACCCATACGGCCGCTTTTCCATTGACGAACTATTTCGCATTAAGCCTAAGCTTGTTTCGAACAACATGGCTACTACAGAGCAAATGGCCAAGATCGTGAGTGCCATCGCTGGGTTGGGTGTGCCCACTGAGCAAGTCTCTGCAGTCATCCTGCAGACAGTTATACAATGCTCTAGCTACAGTAGCTCCACCTTCCTTAATCCGGATGGGAGCGTAGAGTTCGAAGGGGGTGCTGTGCCCATTGATGCCATCGTGGCCATCATGAAACGCGACTCCACATTGAGAAAAGTCTGCAGGCTCTATGCTCCAGTGGTCTGGAACTATATGTTGGTGAAGGATCAGCCCCCATCGGATTGGCAAGCTATGGGTTTCCAGTGGAACACACGTTTCGCCGCATTTGACTTCTTCGACTACGTTGAGAATCAAGCTGCAGTGCAACCTGTTGAGGGGCTTATACGTCGGCCGACTTCCGCAGAGAAGATAGCGCATGCCACTCACAGGCAGCTTGCGCTGGACAGATCGAACAGGAATGAGAAATTCGGGAGCCTGGAGCCCGAGATCACTGGCGGATTACAGGGAGCCGAGATTGTCCGTAATCACAGGAATGCCGCTAATGGAAATGCATGAACAACGCAGACTAGCAGCTCTATTTACAGTGTGTAACTACCTAAATAAAGACATCAGGGCGCTGTGCCCTGAAATTATAAGACGTTCTCCTGGCCTTGTACTAGGTTCTGGCAAGTCTAGCTATGCTAGGCGACGCAGAGCCAAGAGCATAGGGCGGTGTGAACGGTGTTATCGTGTGTATCCTCCTATATGTAATAGTAAGTGTGATAATACTACATGTGTGCCAGGGATTTCGCCCAATCAAAATGTCGTAAACTACATCAAGCACGGAGTAACTGAGGTGATACCGCGCTTCTGAGTTCTGCCTAAGACCTAAATAATATTAAGGGTGAAACTATAAAAATAATTTGTTCTTAAACTATTTTCGC